TTGCTGGTTTACTTGCCGCGCTTCTGCGCGTCAAATTGGGCGCGAATCGCAGCGCGATTTTCGCGGAAAATGAGAACCCGCTCGATGGGGTCTTTCTCTGCCTTCAACTTCTCGCTCCAATCGGAAGCGTCAGGATTGCCAGCCGTAGGAGTGACGGGCGCGGGCGTCGCACCGATGGACGCCACAATCGCGGCAGCCTTGGAAGCGGACTGCGTTTCAACACTGGCGGCAACCTTGGCCTTCTCGGCTTCAAGCGCCGCAACCTTCGCGGCGAGCTCGTCGCGTTCTTTGGTCAAAGCGACATTTGACGCAACCGTAGCGTCGTATTTCTGGTTAAGCTCAGCAAGCGCGTTGCCGGCGTTGGTGGCAATCTGCGCGTTTTGGTCGCTCTCGGAAGCGAGTCGCGCAACTTCGGCTTTGAGTTGGTTTAGTTCTTGGAGCGCAGTCATATTGTTGAACGCATTTGCAAGCTTGTCTCTTAGCTAGTCAAGACTGCCGATAACTTTTTTCGCCTCTGCCATATCGCGCACCATACCGTCAACGAGTTTGACGCCGGCACTTTGATAGCCCATGAATGATTGGCCTTGCATCGTATCATCATCCACGCCGGGGCGATTCTCGGTCACATACGCCTTGAACAATGCGGCCAGCGAGTCAACCTTCGCTTGCACCTCGGCGGCTTGTGCTTCGCTCAGTGACGTGCCGGGAACTCCCGCGCCTTTGAATTTACCAGAGCGGAACACGTTCACGACAATGCCCATGGCTTTTGCCATTGCGCTAATATCTTGGTGCGCGACGTAAACCCCAATGCTTCCAACCTCCGCGCTAGGCGTTGCGAGAATGGCGCGGCTTGGTGCGGCAATCCAATACGCAGCAGAGCAGCAAAGGCCAGCAGTGTAAGAATAAAGCGGCTTGCTCGCGGCAACTTCCTTCACGAATGACGCAAGCTCAGGCGTGCCGGTGACGGTTCCGCCCGGCGAATCAATGTTGAGGATAATTGACTTCACCGCAGGGTTCGTCGCGGCATCTTCCAGCTTTTCGCGGATGGACTCTGGCCGCGCATAGCCTAGCAACTCGGCGAACTTAGGCAGGCCGGCAACAATCGGTCCGGTAACGTCAATGACAGCCACGCCGTTTTCGTCAACGTCCAGCGGGTCATCGTCTTCCTCATCCTCGCCAAGCAACATCTCCAAGATGCCGGCTTGGTGTGCCTTGAATTCCTCAAGCTTGGCGAACCAGCGGCGCGGTTCAATGAGTAGCAGTTCCTGAGTTTCGAGAATTGATTTCATTGCGTTTGAGTGGTTGCAATCATGGCCTCGGAAGTCATGGAGGCGGAGCTTGAATTCGATTCGCGCAGCAGCGAAAGAGCGAGCGAGAATTCAATGCCATTTTCGGCGGAAATCTTTTTGGCAGCCTTAACAATGTCGCCGGCCTCGCGTTGACGCTGCGCAATCACTTCCTCGTAATACGTTCCGCGCCGCGCAGAAACGTCTTTCAACGTAGTAAAGCCAAGCTTGTATTCCTCGCGGTCCACTTGCGAGGAGTAGCCCTTGTCCGCCGTCATTTCCTCCGGCGTCTGGTGCGAGATTTTCCACCAGTCCACATTTGCGGGAAGCTCACCGGATTTGATAGCCTTTGCCAACCGCCAAGCGTCAATGCGCGTGGCAATCTTGGAGGCCATGTCTTGGTAGTCTTCAATTGTGCGCTGCGCAACCTCCATCATCATTCGCAGAGACGCGCCGCCAATCTTAGAGCTATCGTATGTCAATTCATACGGCCAGCCAATAGCCTGCAAACCGTCCCGCGTCACACGCTCCCAAAACGCTTGCGTGTTTGCCGACGGCCTCGAGCTTTCCGGGAATTCGACTTTGCTATTGCTTCCGCTCTTGAAAACACGAATTGCCCCGCCGTCCACGCGCTCCTCGTAAATCGTTCCGCTATTCAAGCCGGCCACGCTTTGCATTTCATCGGCGTCAGGGTCAAGGCTTCCCTCCTCGGTGTGCTCTACCACTGCGTAGCTAGCCTCTTTCTTCAATGCCAACCGCAGGAATTCAAACGCCTGCTTTCGGTCCTGCCAATCGCGGATGCCTGACGCAATGCGCGATGCGCCCCGGCATTGTTCCGCGAACTCTGGCTTGTAATACAGAGCCAAATCGGACGCCGGGAATTCCTGGTAGCTGGTAAAGTCCGCAGAATACACGCGGTAGCCAATGGTGCGCCCGTATTCGTTGCAGATTGCGCCGTTGACCAATGCGTTGCCCTTGAACGGACCTGACGCAACGGTGCCTTCATCCGATGGCGAGCCGATGCGATGGGCCGGGATGATTTGCACCTGCGGGTAGCCTGACTGTTCCGATTCAGTCAGCAAGATGCCAATGTCGCCGTCCCTGATTATTGATACGATGGCAACCTGCAACATCGCCCGCCAGTCATAGACGCCGCCGTTCAACACACAAATCTTGTGCCACTCGTAAAGCAGTGATTCAGCTTTCTCGCCCCATGCTTTGTCCGCTCCGTAGAATTGCGCGATGAAGCTGTTACCAATTGCCGTATTTGCTATGGTATTAACGGCGTTTTGTAACGGTGCGACGTTGGCATATAGGTAGCGGCCAAGCGTCATCAATGTCCGATGCCCCGCGCCTGCTATGTTGGCATAGTCGTGCGCTTGGCTTTGGACGTATGGGCGCGTCCTGTCCCATCGCGCCGCATCATAAAGCTTGTTGCCAACTTGATTGAATGGACGCCCGTAGGCATCCAAAAGCTTGACGGGTGCGGCTGCCATTAGCGGTTAGGGTTAAAGCTGTCGAAATTGCAATAGGCGCGGGTGACAAGCGCACCGTAGTCCGTCGGATTCAATTTGCGAAGTGCATAGCGGCATTCCTCCAACACTTCCCGCACCGGCATCGTGAACTGTTTGCTGGTGTTCGTGTTGCCGCTGCCCCATGACATGACCGTCTTGCCTTCGGTCACAAGCGTTTTCGCCTGCGAACGAATGGCCAACACTTCCGCTTCGGTGAAGTCCGCAAATATACCCGACGGCATGGCGAAGGCTTTGCCCGCCGTGGGTAGCTAGTCAAGGCGAGGGGGATTCCTTGGAGAGGCATCCAAGGCATTTAACCTCTTTGGTTTTTATGCTATACCAAACAGGCTCGCACGCCAGCCTTCCGCATTTAGAGCATGGAGAGAATGCGCCGAAACGATTGTTCATCATGTTTTGGACTTTAACCCATTGGCCCCCGTAAACAGTTTTCGATTTCATAAATTAAGATTGGCTTGATTCCTTCAACTCGTATTCCTTGGCCTCGGTATTGAAAACACCACGGGAAAACGCAGTCGCATCCATGGCAACATAAGCCATGAGCAGGCAGTCCGAAAAGTGATTGTTCCCGGTGTCCTTCCAGACATATCGCGTCGCCCCGCGTTCGCTTTTCTTGGCCTCGCGCCTTTCGTCCAGCAACTCAGTCAGGAAGTCAGAGCCAACATCGGACGGCAATTCAAACAATGGCCCTTTGCCCTTATAGGCAAACAGGAAAAGCCGGTCCTTGAATGCGTTATTGCTCCACGAAATCCGCGTCACCGTCCGCGTTGCGCCCTTATTCGTGCCAATGAACGGGTCAATCTGTTTGACTTTGAACGGCCTTTGAACGGTTTTGCCATTGGACGTTAGCAGGTGCGCGAAAGAATCCTGTGCGCTGCCCTGCATGGCTATCCAGTTCCAGCGCATACACTCCCGCAGAATTTCGGTTGAACGATTGCCGTCCGCGCAGTCTATGAAAACGCCGCGATTGGCAACGCCTTTCTGCTCCTGCAATGCGCGGAGGTCTGCAAAGTCTGTCAGCCTGCCATAATCTACAACGCGCAATTCTCCACCCTCGCGGATGTTTGAAATGACGTAGCGCAGATGGTCCTTTTGCACGTCCACCGTGATAATGCGAGAGACCCGGCGCGGGCCGTTGGCTTCCCAATACTCGCCCCGCTTGTATTGCCCGCAACGTTTCCGCAATTCATCCTCATTCGCCGCGTCTTCCACCAATGCCCACGGCTCGCCAAGCGTCTCTTTGACAAAGCTCTTGAGCATTTCAATGTTGCCAGTCTCCGCAACTTCCTTGGCCGTCAGGAATTCCACAACTATGTCATCCCACTTCACCCAAAGCGAATAGGCTGCCCAAAAGTGCCAGCTCTTGACGCCGTTTTCTGGCAGAGGATTGCGGTCAACGGCTTCAATAGTTTGCAGGAGCTTGAATTGCTCCACTTGGTAAATCTCGCCTTCACAGCTTTCGCACTGGTATCGCACCGTTTTGCGAAGTTCTTGCCAGTTCCATTTGCCAGCCGGCCTCGTGGTGTCGTTCGTATCCCAAATGAATCCGCCTTTGTCGCGTGGCTCAAATAGAACCGTGCGCTCCCGGCCAAATCGGAACGGCTGCCGGTGCTGGCAATGCGGACAGGCCCAATGAAAGAAAGTCTGCGTGCCGCTAAGGAAGTGCGTGTGCATACTCCCGCCGCTCAGTTCCGGCGTGGAGATAAGCACTTGCTTGGAATTGCGATAAGTGCGGACGCGCTTCAATACTTTGTCGAGGCTGCCCGGTTTCCAATCGTCTATCTCGTCGCCGATGAAGTATCGGACAGGCGTTGACTTCAATTTGCTTGGCGAATTTGAGCCGCGAAAGTAGAGCGGCATCGTGGCAAACTGAATCAGGTTCAGCGACTTTTCGCTTCGTTGCAATGGCATCCGCTTCGCCACCGCCGGCGTTTGTTCAAACATCGGCAAGAGCCGCGCTTTGGTGAATTCGTCGCAAGCTTCCTCGGACGCGCCCACCCAAAACATCGGGCCGGGAGCTTCGCAAATAGCCCACGCCGCAAATATCATGAGCGTCTGCGTCTTGCCGGCCTGCGCAGATACCATGACAACTAGCCGCCGCGTCTCCCGGTCTTGGAGCGCGTTGAATAGCCAGCGCACCATCGGCGAAACGTCGGTGCGGTATGGTCCCTCTAATGCCGACAAGCCAGTAAGGTCAATGTTGCCCTCTGCCCATTTCCACAGCGGCCCGTCGTCAGGCGGGGTCAGCCATTGCTCTACGAGCTTCGCATGGGTTTCGATGGAGGTCACTTTAGCTATGCCATGGAACCGGCGCGGTGTTTGGTGCCGAGTGT